AACTATGGCGTGACGGCGTAGAGAATGATGATGCTACACTTAAGCAAGAAGCAAAAAAGCTTTTTGTTCGAAAGCGTTATTATTCACCCATTATTGTTCGCGGAAAAGAAACTGAGGGTGTAAAAATTTGGTCTTATGGAAAGACTGCTTATGAAACTATTCTAGGCTATGTTCTTGATCCGGATTACGGTGATATTACAGACCCAGAGACTGGTACTGATGTAGTTCTAAACTATCATATTCCAGGCACACCTGGCTCTTTCCCTAAGACCACCTTGAAACCTCGTCGACGACCGAGCGTACTTTGTGATGAAGCTGTTGCAGATTGTGCAGAGCTGTTGGATTCTGTTCCGGAAATTGAGACTCTTTTCGATAGAAAGAGCAGTACCGATATCCAAAGTATCCTTGATGACTACCTGTCCTCCGATTCGTCCTCCGAAAGTCGCTCAAGTGAGTCCACAAAGTATGCCGAAAAGAGTTCGGGAATTGACGAGGCCTTCAAGAACTTTATGAATGATGATTAAATCATAGTCCTCCTGTGTTGTGTTAGGGAACGCTGCTCGCCCTTGGTTGGTAAAAGGAGCAGCACATTTTTTTAAACAAAAGGATAAATAAAAATGAAATATGTAATTATGATGACAGCTCTTCTTGCTTGTGGCGAGAAAGAGGAAGAAGCTACCGAAGAGGTAGTTGAAGAAACTGAAGAGACCGAAGCTGAAGATACAAGCACAGCTGAAGAATCCGAAGAAGAGGAGGCCTAATTGGGTAATGTATTGCAAATGAAAACTGGAAAAATAGATCTAAAAGCAATGAAAAGAAGAATCAACAAATCTGTTGGTCTTGACGTTGCCCACGATCTTAATGAAGACAATCCCACTGAAGTAAAGCAGTGGATTCCTACAGGCTCTCGTTGGCTAGACTCAATTATTTGCAGAGGAAAACTTGCTGGTATCCCAGTAGGTAAAATCATAGAAATTGCAGGTCTGGCCTCTGCTGGCAAGTCTTATATGGCATGCCAAATCGCTGCAAACGCTCAGCGTATGGACCACTTTGTTGTGTACTTTGATGCTGAGTCGGCGATTGACCCAATGTTCTTGGAGCAAGCAGGGATAAACGTAAATGAAAATTTTATGTATGTTCAAGCTGTGTCCGTAGAAAAAACTCTGGAAACAATCGAATTGTTAATGTCAGATTATCCTGACAATCAGTTCTTATTTATCTGGGATTCAATTGCAGCAACTAGCTCCGAGAAAGAGCTAGAGGGTGATTTCAACCCTCAAAGTTCAATGGCGGTAAAGCCTCGCATTTTTGCTCGTGCTTTTCCTAAACTTACCGTGCCTCTGGCAAATCAAAAGTGTACATTGTTGTTGATCAATCAGCTAAAGACTAACATTACTTCAAATGTTGCTGAGGCTATGACAACTCCGTATATTGCTCCCGGCGGTAAAGCTATTGAATATTTCTCTTCATTGCGAATCTGGCTCACCAAACGAAAGGCGAAAGCTGCTTATGTTACTGACGAGACAGGTGTGAGAAAAGGCTCTGAAGTTAAAGTCAAACTTGAGAAATCTAGATTTGGCTCTGAGGGTCGTACTTGTGGCTTCAAGATTCTTTGGGGCGACGAGGTAAGGATACAGGATGAAGAGTCCTGGTTGGAGGCTATCAAAGCTTCTGGCTCTGATCGATACCGAGTTGGTGGCGGTTGGTGTTATCTTAAAGACTCAAAAGGCAGTGAAGTCAAGTTTCGTTCCAGTAACTGGATCAAAAAACTTGAAGATCCTACATTCAAACAAATGGTGTTTGACATCATGGATGAGGAGATTATTAAAAAATTCGATACTGAAGGTGTTAACTTTGGTGTTGATGAATAAACTATGTTTCGATATAGTGTTTTTAGACCCCCTTGGTTTTCCTTGGGGGTTTTTTACTGTTTATACTTGACAAATTTTATGATCGTGTTATATTATAAACAAGGAGGAAGAAATGAAAACAGTTATGTTGATTGATGGACTAAATATGTTCATTAGATCCTACATTGTCAACCCCACCCTTGACAAGCATGGCAATCCAATAGGTGGCTGCATAGGGTTCTTGAAATCGCTACAGAAAATCACTAACAAGTTTAGCCCAGATGAAATAGTGGTATGTTGGGATGGACACGGAGGATCTCAAAAGAGAAAACAACTCAACAAAGAGTATAAAAAAGGTAGAGCACCAATCAGATTTAATAGAAGACTTATAGAACTTCCACCAGAGAAGCAAGAAGAAAACAAAGCCTACCAGCTACTAAGACTTATGGAGTATTTAAATGAAATGCCTATCATACAAATGGTTGTCGATTTTGTCGAAGCAGATGATGTCATCGCTTTTGGAGCACGGCACCCTTACTACGACGGATATCGTAAGATCATTGTCTCATCAGATAAAGATTTCTTCCAGCTTTGCTCAGAAAACACTTGCGTTTACAGACCGATTCAAGACAAACTGGTTTGCGAACAAGACATTATTAATGACTTTAAAATTCATCCCAATAATTTTGCCCTTGCTCGTGCAATTGTTGGTGACAAATCAGACAACCTGGAAGGTGTGCCTGGTGCTGGGATTAAAACAGTTGCAAAGCGTTTTCCGTTCTTGGCTAACGCAGAGGAGTATGATTGTGAGACAATCGTTAAAAACTGTCACATGTCTGCAAAAAGGCTCAAACTACATGAAAACATTATCCGGATGGATTCTCTTATAAGAAATAATTATCAAATAATGCAATTGAAGCATCCAAACATCTCTATTCAATCTAAAATGCATTTGGACTATATTATCAATAATTTCAAGCCGGAATACAACAAAATGACCTTCTTAAAGATGAAATTTGAAGACGATGTGTCCCATCTAAACTTCGATAATCTCAATAGGGTTCTTAAAAATATTAAAAGATCTTGACTTTTCAAAAAAACAAGTTATAATTAAAAGACACAACACACTGGAGGAATAATGTTGGACGAGAAAGAAACGTTTTTACGTTTCGGTAAATCGTTTCAAGAAAATTTATGTCAACTTATGCTAGAGGACCGCCCTTTTTGCGACCAGTTAGCAGAGGTTATTGACATTAGTTTTTTTGAACTTAAGTATCTACAAGTTTTTACCGAGACGTTATTAAATTATAGAAAAAAATATCGTAGTCATCCAAATCATGAAATAATGATGACTGAGATTAAATCAGGAATGGCACACCAAGATAAGGTAGTGGCTGATCAGGTACGTAATTACTATGCCAAGATTTACAAGTCTGAAGGGGTAGAAGGTGCCGACTACATAAAGGACAAGGCTATCGATTTTTGTCGAAAGCAAGTGTTAAAAGGTGCTATGATGGAGTCTGTCAAGCTTTTGAAGTCTTCTTCATTTGATGATATACAGAAAGTCATTGAAAACGCTATGAAGCTTGGCACAGATAACAACTTTGGCCATGATTATCTCAAAGATGCTTTACGTAGATTTGAAAGAATTAATCGTGCTCCAATCAGTACAGGTTGGCCTAGGATTGATGATATCTGTAAGGGTGGCCTTGGAAAGAATGAGCTTGGCGTTGTTATCGCACCAACCGGTGCTGGTAAATCAATGGTCCTTGTTCATCTTGCAGCTGAGGCTCTCAAGCAAGGTAAAACTGTTGTGTATTACACCTTGGAACTCAAAGATACTGTTGTTGGAGGTCGTTTTGACAGTGCAATGACAAAAGTGCCTTTGAATGAATTACACGACAATCAAGATTTAATTATTGACATGATTCAAGATATTGAAGGGTCACTAATTATTAAGGAGTATCCAACAAAATCAGCTTCTGTTCAAACAATCCGTGCTCACGTTGACAGACTGATCAAGAGAGGTACCAAGCCTGACATGATCTTAGTTGATTATGCAGATCTTCTTCGACCATCACGGTCAACGGGGGAAAAAAGACACGAACTAGAGGAGACATATGAAAGTCTACGTGCGCTGGCTCAAATTTATGAAATGCCAGTATGGACTGCTTCTCAAACCAACCGTGGGGGTCTTAACGCAGAAGTTATTACAATGGAAGCAATCAGCGAGGCTTTTAATAAATGTTTTGTTGCTGATTTTATTTTTTCGTTGTCTAGAACTGTTACGGACAAACAAGCAAACAAAGGTCGCATATTTATTGCGAAAAATAGAAACGGTCCTGATGGTCTGGTGTTTCCTTGCTTTGTCGATTGGTCTGACGTTACAATCAAGGTCCTCAATAAAGAAGAAAAAACCGAGGGAATGGTATCAACCGGAGATGCCCTCACAAGACTAAAAGAAAAATATTCTCAATTACATAGCAAATAAGGAGACAATAAATGGATTTGGAGAAAAAAATATTGTCGGACATCACTGTTCACATGAAGTAC